GTTCGACTTCTGGAACACGCGCTCCATCAGCCGCGTGGTGTCGGACAGCCAGACCTTGACCGGGGCGTACTTGTTCAGGTCCGGATCGGGCGTGGCCAGGCGGAACCACGGCCGCGCCGGCGACGTCATGCCGGCCATCATCCCGGCGCCCAGCACCGACACCGCGCGGGTGCCGGTGTTGTCGATGATGGAGTTGCGCCGCTTCTCGCCGCGGTTGCGGTCCTGCTCGAAGAAGCGGCCCGCGCGCGGCAGCAGGTACTCGCTCAATTCCTGCCAGTGCGGCACCCAGCTCGCGCGCTCGGACTTCAGCTGCTCCCAGCGGGTCAGCAGCCGGTTGCGCTTGGTCAGCGCGTCCATGCCGTCAGCTCCCGCCCAGCAGGGTGCTCTTGCCCAGCGTCAGCTGCCCCGGGTCCACGCCGGCCGGGCCGGTGAGCATGGTGCTGCCCGGGCCGCCTGCGGCCTGCTGCTGCGCGGCCGACAGCAGCGCGTTGACGTCCGGTGCCTTGGCGTTGGCCTTGTTGACCTGGCGGTCCTGCTCCTGGGACGTCTTCGTGGCGTTCTCGCGCATCTGGTCGTTGGCCGTGTTCGCCGCCTTGCGCTGCTTGTCCGCGCTGTAGGCCGAGCCAATGAGGCTGACCGCTGCGAGTGCTGCAGTGACGCCCATCACACCCTCCGGCTGTAGACGATGTCCTGCACCTCGTAGCCCATGCGGGGCAGCATCGAGGCGAGGGCTGTGTGTTCCTTGGCGTGCCACAGCACCAGGTGCGCGCCGCGGTCCTTGGCCAGCCGTTCGGTCTCGCGCATCAGGCGGTAGCCCACGCGCGCGGCGCCCCGGTACTCCGGCTGCACGAAAAGCACGTCGTTGGACACGGTGATCAGGTCCCGGTAGTGCAGGTGCCCGTGGTTGACGATCGACACGCAATAGCCGACCAGTTCGTCCTCGTCGTACGCGAACAGCCCGATCAGCAGGCCCAGCTTCTCCAGGGCCTCGTAGCGCTCGACCATGGGGTCCAGCCGCATCACGTCTTTGTTGCGGGCAATCTCGTTCCAGTGGGCAAGCAGCAACGCCCCGGCTTGCGGGGTGTCGATCTTGTCGCTGACGGATTGTTCGAGGATCTGCACGCGGGCCCTATCGCGATAAAGCGAAGGGATCGTGCTCGCGAGGTCGGTTGGTACGCGCACCGCCGCCCCCTGGGCGGTAGCTCGACTTCGGCGCGTCGATGTTGGCCAGGATGACCGCGGTGGCCCGGTCGGGCGAGCGGCCGATGCGCGCCACGATTTCATCGCGGCTTTCGACCCGGATGGTCGAGCCTTGCAGCTTCCACTTCGGCGCGCACAGTTCGGCCAGGAGGTCCTTGCTTGGGGGCAGCGCGATGCCAGTGTCGTGGGCTGGGTCCAGGGCCTCTCGGAACTTCCACCACAGCTGTGACCGCAGGTTGAAGAACCGCAGCCGGCCGGATCGGTCGGTGCTGTCGGCGCCCTCGGCCACGTTGATGCCGATCACCGGCTGGTTCAGCTCAACCAGCTTGTCGTAAGGGCTCGCACCCACGCCGATCACGTCGATCAGGATGGGGGCAGAGTCGCGCGTCTCGGCGACCACCAGGCCGGCCACCTTGTGCCCGTCAGGGGTCTCAGAGCCGGGGAACTCGCGCAGCTCATCGAACCAGCGGCTGCCGTCCTCGGGCTGGTAGCGCGGTGCCATCACCGTGCCGTCCTTGCCGCCTCGAGCCACGTCAACGCCCAGGGTCATCATCTCCCCCTTCGGGCTGCGCGGCTTCCAGCGTGCCTGCGCGGCTTCCACCCACCTGGTGGGGACCACCTGCCACGGGTCGTCCTCCATGCCGGCCTGGAAGTCACCGAGCAGCATCTGCGAGCGCAGGGGCTCGGGAAGGGCTTGAAGCGTTGCCATGTAGCCGGTCCCCACGAGGTACGGGTTGTCCGAGATGCGCGACGGGATGAACGTGCGCGACTGGGGCTTGATGACCTGCCCGTCGTGCTCGAAGGAGTCGGGGCTGTCCAGCCACACGTCCTTGCCGTCGATCACCGCCACATAGCGCAGTTCACCGGGCGGCGTCGGGTACATCGGGTGGCGCTTGTCCAGCCACGGGCCGAAGAAGTCGATGACCCATCGACCCTCCGCGCTGGTCGGCGGATTGAAGGTCATGAGGGTCTGGCAGCGCTGGCCGGGCACCGTGGTGCGCACCCAGCCCATCAGGAACCGCACCTGCTGCTCGAGCAGGTTGGCCGCCTCGTCAAGGACCAGCAGGTCCTTCGGCCGGCCTTGGTGCTTCGTCTCGTCGCCCAGGTTGGGTACGGAGCCGAACTCGATCTGCACCCCACGCGGGCCAGCGCCGCGCCAGATGCGATCGGCCCCGTTGTAGCCGTCGCGGTTGCCCAGCACCTCGGCCAGCCGGTCAACGATGCCTGTGAGCTGCGTTGCCTCGCGGCGGAAGATGGCCACACGCCTGTGCCCTGTCAGGGCCTTGCCGATCGCCAGGTCGGTCTTGCCGCCGCCAGCCGCACCCCCGTAGCCGATCACATCGGCCAGCGATTCGTAGGCCTGCTGCTGCGGCCCTGGCAGCGGCTGCCAGATCGGTGTGTTCGCCTCGATGAACGCCGCCAGCTTCTGCATCTCCCGCTGCTCGGCCGGCGTGAGGTAGGGCAGGAGCTCGGCGATTTCCGCTGCGTTCACAGCAGGTCAGCCAGGCCCTTTCGGCTGGCTGCCGTGGCCAGCAGCGCGGCGATCTTGGCAGCTGCCTCGCCGGTGTCGGCGACTTCGAACGGCTTGCCGTCGGCATTGCCCACGTCGATGCGGTCGCCGTACTTCTTCGGGCACCACTTCGCCAGCAGCTTCAGCCGCGTGTCGACCTGCAGGCGCCGATGGCCGAGCATGTCTTCGTGGACTTCTTCGACGCCGTCCTCGGTCTCCTTGCGGCGCACGCCTTCGCGCGGCGTGTCGGCGATTTCCAATGCCTCCTCGGCGATCGCATCGAACCCAACTTCACGCGCCTGCGCGAAGCGTGCGGCAAAGTCGCTGTTGGCCTCGATCCAGTCGTACACCGTCCGCCACGCGGGCATCGCTTCGTCGCGGCAGATCGCGCGCAGCGGTTCGCCAGTGGCCAGCCGTTCGCAAATCGCGTCGGCGACTTCGGGGGTGTAGGTGGAAAGGCGACCCATGATGCCGTGCAATTTCTCGCGCTATCCCCGGGCTACGCGCACCACCCGGTGTCCGGCGCAGGTCTGGGCACGGCGGCGCCCAGCGCAGATGTCGCGCACCACGCGCTTGGAGCACTCGAACTTCGCCGCCAGCCGCCGGTAGCCCCAGCCGTCGCGGCGCAGCTGCAGCATGGCCTCGACGTCGGCGTCGGTCAGCTTCGCGTTGTGGTGGTCCTCACCGATGCGCAGGCCCGCCTCGTTGACCCGGACGACGCGGCGGGCGTTCAAGGTGCACCCCCCAGGTCGTTCGCGCAGTTTTTGCGAATTCGCAGAATTTGCGGATTGGCTGAAACGAGGCTTGAGGCTGCATCTTGACCCGTGCTCTCTGCACCACGCACCTCACCTTCTAAAGAGGTGAGGTGCGGTGCGGTGCAGGTTGAGGACTGCACCATGGCATCTTTTGCACGTGGTGCACTGAAGGTGCATTTTGGTGCAGCAATTTTTCGCAGATACAGCGCGGCCATCTGCCACTTGGAAAAGCGAGAAACTGCACGTTTGCAGATTTTTGCGGACAGCCTCACGTTCAAATCCGCCTCGTCGTGCAGCGCCAGAAGCCCAATCCACCATGCCTCGGCCGCATGCCTCTCCTTGCTGCCGTGCGGAAACACCCCGCGCTGCAGGACCACTGCCTGCGGAGCGACACCCATCCTTCGCAGCTCTGCGAGCCAATGGGCCCGCGGGTCGGTCACGTGGAAGGATGGCCTGGCGTACAGGTGGCCCCTCAGTCGGTGCTCAATGCAGCCTGACGCCCCGACGTAGCGGATGCGCCCCGGGTCTCGGGGGTCAATCAACCCATAGACGCCGGGCGTTTTGGTTCGGTCAGCGACGGTCAGTACCTGCATGGCTCACCCAATCGTCAGCGTGCCGTCGTCTTCCGCGAAGTACGGGGAGTCCGGCTCGTTGATCAGCTTGTTCAGGGCCCGCGTGGCGTGCTGGCGGCGGGTGTCACGCCCGCTGTCGGGCTTCGGTTCCTTCTCGACGGCCAGGTCCAGCACTGCCGTCACCTCGATGCCCGCGGTCTGGCCGACCGCGATTTCCGACAGCACAGCCACGATGTGCTGCTCCCACTTGCCGAGCTTCCGGCCAAAGGACGCCAGCCGGCTGGCCGTGGGCACCGCGGCCTCGACCGGGACGCAGCTGGTGATTTCATCGCCGTCCTCATCGAAGCCCAGGCTGACGACACGCAGGTCGAACCCCCACTGCAGCCCGTCCTCGCCGTCCTTTTGCTTCGACGTCCGCAGCATGCGGCCCGCGGCGGTGCGCACCACCTCCAGCTCGGCGTCGGCCGCGGCCTTCAGGCCCGACCAGCCCCGCGCGCCTCTCGCCTGGTCCTTGCCCGAGTGGTGCACCAGCAGCACTGGAGCACCCGTGGCGCGCTTCAGGGCCCGGCAATGGCCCAAGGCCTTGCCCATGTCCTCCGCGGCGTTCTCGTTGGCCCCTGGTGTGACCTGGGCGAAGGTGTCCACGATGATCAGGTCGGCGCCGCCGGCCGCCTCGATGGCCTGGGCGACCGCGGTGGCGTCGTCGCGCAGCAGCAGGTTGGGCGCGTCCGCGATGACCGCCAGGGGCACGTCCTGCGGCTGCAGCTGGTGCTCCTGGCAGTAGGCGGCCACCCGGTTGCGGAAGCCCCCGGCGCCCTCGGCGGCCACGTAGACGACGCGCCCCTGGCGGACCTTGCGATCGCGCCAGCTGATGCCGCGCGCGATTGCCCCGGCCAGGTCCAGCGCCACGAAGGACTTGCCCGATCCTGACTCACCGAACAGCACGATCAGGTCGGCGTCGGGCAGCACGCCCTTGACGATCCAGCGCGGCGGCGAGCGCTGCACGAAGTCCTCGAGGGCTTCGACTTTGAAGCGGTTGGGTTTCGGGGGCTCGGAGGGGATAACGTCGAAGTCATCGGCCGCGCTGGCCGATAGGTCGATGTGCGCGCCGCGCTGGGTGGCCTGGCTGACCAGATAGTGGGCCGTGACCGGCCGGTAGTCGCCGCGCCCGAAGGACTCCCAGCGCGCGTGCAGGGCCTGCGTGCCCGGGTAGGAGGCGCCCTGGGCGCTCCACTCGTCCCACAGGTGGAAGCCCTCGCCTTGTGTCTCGTGGTGCAGCGCCATGCCGATGCGCAGCCACGGGTCGTGAGGCATGGACGGGTCCAGCACCTCCAGGGCCTCGCGCAGCTGCCGCTCGGTCAGTCCCAGGGGGCTGGCGTACGTGTCGCCGGTGGTCTCGCGCTCGCCGAAGCGCTGGGCGATGAGGGTGAGCGCTTCGGGCGCGGCGTCGGCGATGGTGTCGTGCAGGCCCAGCATGTCGACCACGGGCAGCACGTCGCCGGTCAGGGTGACGAAGCCGGCGTCACTGAAGGTCTCGAAGCCGAAGGGCTCGTCGTGGTCCTTGCGGTTGCCCAGGGCCCCGCGCACGAAGGCGCGCACGCCGCGGCCGGACGGAGACAGCTCCGCGTACGTGCCGGCCACGGCGGCCAGGACGGTGGGGTGCACCTGGTCGTCGGCGACGCAGGCGTCGAAGTCCAAGGCGGTGATGTTCCAGTCGGGCAGCAGGGCCAGGCCGACACCGTCGAAGCCGCGGCGCAGCGCGGCCGCGCGGGCCACCTCGAAGGTGGTCAGCTGCCGACGGTCCTCGGGGCGGCCTTGCTGGCCGGTGCGCCGGCCGCCGTTGGCGTAGAACGGGACCTTGCGGGTGCGCTGGCCGTCGTGCTCGGCCTTCCAGCACAGCCAGCCCGGCAGGTTGCGCAGCGGCTCAGGGGCGACCAGGGATGCCAGGGGCGGGCGGCTGGGCATGGCTGTGGCGGCGCTCATG